AGTCTGATTGACTGCCATGCGGGACGCCGCACTGGACGATTTCGCGTATCCGACCTTCACGGGTTCCGGTCGTCCCATCTTCTGCCACATGCGTCCTGTACGTCGTCCGGTTGTGTGCTGAATACGATCTCTGGTCCCTATCAGATACCAATGAACATTCTGTTTCGACATGTGCTTACCCGGCCAGCTGCGGCCCGGCGTTCGTCCATATCGCGGATTATGCGTGTTTCCTTTTCGTCCAACCGAACCACCGACCTTCGCGAAAATACGATGGTCCGCCCCACGTCCCCGTTTGAATCGATGAGCGATCGTCGCTCTGACACTCGGATGTTTGATTTCCCGTCTGATTGCTTTGGCAATCAGTTTCATTCCTGCTCGCATCCCGGCGACGACTGCCGGCCGTGCGACTGACTTATTGATCTTGTGTAGGTTCTTAATCGTTTCGTTGACACCATCGATGCCAAAGAACTCCGCGCCTTTCATTGATGCCCGAGGGCCTCGTCCTTTGACTTGAACTGGAGCCATATCTAGCTGGTCCTTAACTCGTTGCCAGCCAGATCGAACCCGGTCGGCTCGCTGACTTCGTAAGCGGACGCTCCATCCTTACGTGCTCTGATCCTGTAGGTCGTCCGAGCTGTATCGGACCAGTCCCATTCTGTTTCACCGAGTTCCCGAGTCTCGACGGACCACGTATAAGTGGTGCCGTCGATTACCCGGACAATGATGTCCCCACTGGCTGGTGTCAGACCTGCGAGATCTGACACCCTGATTAACCAGTCGGATATCTCAACAACCTGCTCAGCACCCCCCACATCGATGGGGAGTTTCATTGTCGCGCCCTGAACAGCATTACTGATGGTTAATGTCGTCGCACCTTGAGTGTACGTAACAGGAGACCCGGCAATACCCCGGAGCGCTGTCAGTCCAGCTGAAATAGCAGTCTCAAAGAACGACGGCATGATTAAACTTCAACCGCTTCTGTGATGCTGATTGCATCAGTAACGACGATTGGCACGCCATGCGATTCCACAGGAAACGGAGCAGGAGCACCAGTGGTATTGGTGGCCGTTCGTGACTGCTGCAATTGCTTCAGCGACTGCCGATGCATCACAAGAACGTCCGGTCCCATGTTCGCAGGGAACTGCGAAATCATGTCTGAGACCAAGTCGTCATCGAGACCGGCACCAGAGTCAGACGCATGCAGGTTCGCAATCCGGCCGGCCGAGAACGACCCACCAAGTTGAAGCCCGATATAGGCTGAGCTGGGGGTGTAGTACACAGGGAAACCACCAGTGGACCCGTCCAGTGTCGCTTCAGTGACAACAGTGTCACCAACATCAAGTGCCAGTGCAGGAGACACCAGACGAACGTCATCGAAGCCCAGTCGCAGGCCATAGACACTTGACTGAGTACTGGCAGTCGTTCCACCAGCATTAATGACCATATCGTCCGCCAAAGCATCAAGATAAGTCGATGCCAACAGGCCAACGAAACCAGCCGCATCACCAGGTGATGTCACGCCATAGATGATCTGCTGTTCGAGATCGAACATTGCAGCCTTCAGGTGACGCATTCCTTCACGAGCGATATACGCCTGCGTTCCATCGCGCCAGCTGTCAGCAAGCGCCTTGTCAGTTTTCCAACTGAAGTCCAGGATCGTACAGGTCGCTGACACGACCGTGTCGATTGAGCTGTCGTAGTCCCGTGGAGTATTCACGGCACGCCAGAACCCAGTTGGGGCTCCGGTGTAAGTGTTGTGTTTGTGCGTACTGGAACCATCCGACGTATCGGAAATCGTCATGCGAGACACCAGTGGTGCCTGCTCAAGTAGATTGCTCGTTTCCGTGCGATCTACGTCTAATGCATCGGCCACAAAGTCGGCCACTGCATGCATATCATGAGCCATCGTTACTGCTCCTTAAGAGAGTGATAGAGAGTGAAAACCACTCTGCTGGAGTTAGTTATTCTGTCCGTGAATCTTGATGCGATTTGCGAAAGTTCGTTCTTTTGCTTCACCGTTGACAGGTGCTTCAGCAAAGTCTCCGCCTTCGTCTTCACCGATACTCAGTGATTCAAGACGAGATTCCAGTCCCTGAATTTTGACAGCCTGTGCCTTGCAAGCGCCATCGAGTTCTTCGATCTGCTTCTCCAGAGCATCAGTAAAGCTGACATTTTCCATGAACCATTTCGTACCGTTCTCGCTACCGAAACGGCTGACGTATCGATTCAGTTCCGCGGTGAAATCATTCCGCGTCGGAGCCGCATCGACAACTTCTTCGTGAGCTACATCAGACACGGTTTCACCGCCCTTCTGTAATGACAATTGATGACGTTCAAGAAAGCGTGATACGAATTGCGCGAGGCGATCCGGATCAACGCTGAACTGTGACACATTCGGCCGAACGTCGGATAAGCCGAGTGCGTATTCCAAAACCTGCTCCCCTTCGATGGCAGCTTCCTGCCCTCGCTTGAACAGCCCATCTGGATTCGCTGCGGGTGAATCAACCACATCGGCTGATCGTAACGCTGCCAGTTGTGCATGCACAAAGTTGTTTGTGTTCAGTTCGTCCGGCGACGTGAAATCACCGTCCTCTGTGTTTTCCGCGGTGTGTTCCTCGACAGAATCCATGTCATGATCGAACACCACTGAGATACCGAAATCCTCCGGGGTTTCCTCAGCGAGCGTCATGACATAGTCAGCCAGATCGCCATCCGGAGTTTTGGTTGCAGCATGCTGAAAATGCAGATCCGCCAGTACCTGATCCCCATGCACTCTGGCATTCCGGACGCGACCCAGCTTTTGACCAACTCCATCTGAGCTGAGGCCGGGATGTGTGAACCGGGTTTTCATACCCGGTCGGTTCCCGGAGGAGGAAGCATTGATTGAGCCCGCGACATCGGAGAGGAATCCCTGATCCACCCAGAGATTGTGACCCAGTGCTTCCCCTCGCGTGATGACAGACACATCTTCGATGAGGCCAGCGTCAAACACGCCGGCATGCCGCGACACTTTCGCATCCGGTGCGCGAGCAACGGACGTTCGGAAATGGGCAGGCTGTTTTGTGACAGGATCCGTCATTCGTCTGTATCCCCGCTATTGTCATCAGGCACGTTTAGTTGTTCCGCTTCTTCCGGTACGAAACTGACTTCCACACCCATTGATTCAGCAATCGCTTTTGCTTTCGCTATCTGCTTAATGTTTTCTTCAAAATCAGTGCCAGTGCGTCGGCACACTCTTTGTGGCGAATCCAGTCCGGCTGCGATGGCCATGACATCACCTTTGATTTCTTTCGCTGGATCCCACCATGGCATCCCAATGGGTATCCACTCAAATGTGACATCATTAATCGTCATGCCTGCAGGTAATGTCAGCAGTCCGCGGCTGATCCAGATACGCATCCACCAGATGGTGATTTGGCGTAGCACTTCGATCACGTCAGCGCGCTTCGCGCGACATGATCTTTCATATTGCATGAAGGCCGATTTGGATCCGAAGAAGTTGGTGAAGTCTTCTTTGTAGAACGAGAACGGGATGTCGAGGGCTTTGAGTGCCATCCCCAGGACCAGATGCAGGAAATCCTGCGTATCTGAACCGGGGTTGTCTGTCTTAAGGAATTTCGCATCTTCACCCGGTTCGAGTTCCAGTTTCACTGGACCTTTCCCGAAATCGACTGTGTAGTCATTGCCCGACTTGATCGTCTCACCGATGCCATCTGTAGCGCTGTCAGTGATGACCATCGCAAACAGCTGTTCGACTTTCATTTTCGCGAGCGCGAAGTCGATGCCTTCGTACAGGTCACGAAACGAGTTAAAGGCACAGGCCAACGGGGAAACGCCACGCACTTGGTCAAACCGGAACGATGAGTCGAAGCAGGCATGCTGAATCATATTACGAGCCGGCACGCGCTTCAGAAACTCGTTGAGTCCATGCTCGCCGCGCTTGTGTAATCCCCAGCCGAGCGCTCGACCGTCTGCGTCGACGTTGCAACCATTGAACCAGCGTTGATCACGCTTGATGTCGTCCGGGTCAGCGATCAGCTCCGATTCAACCGCCTGTAACCGGCCGCTTGAGCGTTTCACGAGGAAGACATCACCGTCGATGACGCGGCGGCCCTCAAGCATCCGCATGAGTCGCGGAAATGGGTGACGTTGTGCCTGGTCGCAGTTGTGCGAGCGGGATTGGACCTTAACCAGGTCTTCAATCTGTTGATTCAGCTCGTCGCTGTCAGTTCGGACCTGAAAGTCGAACTGCGTACAGTAATCGAGGTGCTTGCGAATCACCCAGCTTACTGCGGAATAATTACGGACCAGATCGCGGCCAGTGCCGATGATCTTTTTGCGGTCACGATGCTTGAGCTGTTCATCCTCATATTTCAGGACGGCGCTCGCGGCTTTACGCTTCCCGGTCGACGCGACCGCGTCGTATCCGGAAGTGAACATTGTGGCAATACGATTCTTGACAGCGGTCAGCATTACACGCCTCGATTCATTAGAAACGAGGTGACGCGAGGTTTTCGTTCTGCAACGCCAGCAAGTCGCGAGATCTGCCGATCAAGGTCGTGTTCGACCGACCGCATGTCCCGCATGTTCGCGAAAGTAGTCGCCTGAGAATCCACGCTGCACTGAAACACACCGGAACGGATTGCCCGCCGGATATTGTCCCGGTCAGTGATTAATTGAGTCAATTCTGAGATCGCCATGCTCAGAGCGTGGCTTCTTTTTCCCCTGATTCAACCCGTCTTTACCGCCCGTGCGGTCTGCAGGTCGGAAGTAGCCGATGATCTTGTAATGCTGCCCGCATTCCAAACAGGTGGTACGCGACCACCTCGCCATCGTGAACGACTGCTTATTGAACGGAGCTTTCCCTGTCATCTCCCGTTCCAGGAAGACTTCTTCCTTCCGTACCGTGTCGAGCTTCTTTCTGTCGGTGCAACCGCATTTCGGGCATGCCGGCGGCACTTCCTGAACGCACTCCAGAGGTTGACGTTTCTTTTTTGCCATCACAGGTACTGGACTTTCTTACGTTTTCTCGCGGCAGGCACAACTGCTTCCTGGGCGGTGAGTGTAATCCCGAGCATCGAAGCGGCAACGCAACATCCCACCATACAGTCAAAGTAATGGTTGTCCCGCTGCTTCGGATTCGTCCATTCAATGACCCGATTGCCCGTCCCGATGTCTTCGATCTCTTTCGGCACTTCCGCTGTAATCTGGTCCGCAATCATCTGATGATGCCGCGGTGTCTGCTTATAAAGGTCGATCGCCCCGGATTCGCCCTGCATCATCTCCATTCGACGCATGACGAACGTCTTCCAGTAATTCACGTCCATATGCACGGCGCGAGACTGATCCCGGTTCCGGACCATCTTCCAATACTTGCCGTACCGCTCGTTCTTCTTTGCTTTGCCATAACACAACGGTGTGCTGCTCGCCTTGATGCTCCGACCCTTCGACGGCATGAGGATCGCCCCATAGTCCGACCTGCGGCAGAAAGACCTCACCAACTCTGTATGCTCCCCGTCACCTTCGTCAATCAGGATGCGGTCGCACTGGAATGTTCCTCCGGTCTCCCTGTCCCACTCACGCATCAGATAAGCCGTGAGATCCTCCAACCCATGCGAAATCGCCGCATGCACGCCCTGACCACGGTACTTCCGTAGCAACGTCCGTTTCACCGCGGCCAGCCGAACGTACCGCTGCCCCTGATCCGGCCACGTCCCGTAATCGACGATTGTCCCGCCGAAACCTTCGCCCACCGCCATCAGCGTCCACCACAGACATTTCTGTGAAATGTCGATGAACGCGACCAATCGATCGAACTCGACCGGCACAATCCCTCGAGCGACCTTACTCACCCGTGCGGTGATGTCGTCCGACGTGACCGTAATCCGGTCAGTCATCCCAGTCAGGTCGTCCGGCTCGTTCTGATATTCCGCGTTGAATGCTTCTTCTCCGATACGTAGCCGGAGGTTCCAGGCATGCTGTAAGGCAGAGACTTCACCTTCCATGAACCGAGCCGGCCAACCGACCTTGGCTCCCTCGTCCATTTCAGCCCGACGCGACTGGTAGAACTCCGCTGCGACCGAACCGTCTCCGTCATTACGCAGTTCTCCCGTCCAGATGTCAGCGTACTCTTCCCACAACTTCGTCGCCGTCGGCCATGTGTAAATCAGCTTGGTCCGTTCGCCTCGCCATTCCGGATGTCGCTGTCGGTCGAGAATCCTGTCCGCCATATCACCATTTCTGATGATGGTGCATGGCATCATGGCGGCAATGCTTTCGCCGGGTCCAGCGAGTCCCAGAATTGCTCCGGCCAGCAACCGTTCCCTGTAATCGTTTTGCGTAACAGATCGGGCACTGTCGTCTGTTTGAGGGTCATCGATAATGACAAGATCTGGTCGAATTGAGTGTCCGTCAGGAGTTTTGGACTGCATCCCTCTGAGTCGTCCTGTGATACCGGTAACCCGCACTGTCGCTCCACTTGCTGGACTCCCCTCAATAGTAGGTAAGACGATGCGGTCACTCGTCCATGTCATCTGCGTCCGAGCTCGCTCGAAGGTCTGCCCGTTACACCGATGCGAAATGCCCCCGAGCTTGACGATCGGATAGACGACTTCCGGAAAGTCCTCCAGGAGCAACTCGTTATTTTCGAGGTCGGTCCGGATGGAGTCCAAAAGCTCCAGTGATGCGGTCGCTTCCGCGCCCACCATGACCACGAAGGATCGGTGTCCATAAAGCAGTGCCCATTCACAAGCGATGTAGCAGAGAGTCGTTTTTCCGGAACCTCGCGGCATGGCGAACG